TAAGGGTTACAACCCGTAGGAACTGTTTTATTGTCATTTAGCAAGCGGAGTTTGCATGAAACGTTTTCGTAGTTACTGTACTCGTTTAGGCTTTCTAGGTTGCCCACTTCAATCCCCCTAGTGCCGGAGCTGGGCATAACCTCCACGATCTTAATTATTACCGAGCCTTTAAGCGAATAAATCTCAGCCTTCATCATGCCCGCGTTTATCAAGTCGCCCACGCGCCACAGCTTGCGGTCGTAATATGGCAAAGCCTCTCGCTCTTTAGCTTTTCTCCGATTGTTTTCTTTGGCATCATCTTCCCAAAATTTGTTTCGGGTTGTATTGTCCCAGCTTGTGTAAATGTCGGGCCACTCATCCCGGTCGTAGCCAATGAACGTACCATCTACATCTAGCCACGGGAAACGCTCGTGGCGCTTTGGCGGCGGCGGGGGGGCGGGCTTCGGGGGCTGGGCTTCGGGTTTTTCTTGTCCCTCTTTAGCCATTCGGGCAATGTGCCACAGGAACAAAGTAGCAATCCATCCAGAAAGGATCACTACGGCAATGTGAACGGTATTCATTTTGTGGAGTGGTTATGTGGTATCCAAAGATACTAAAAGGTTAAGCCCGACCCATACCCCGAATATTTCAAATGTGTGAAAAGGCCATACCTCAAAGCATCCACCCCGTGGTCGTACCCGTCTTCGGGCTCTTCAAGTATGTGGCCGTCCCTATCCTTACGCCAAGCGTACACGGCCAGCTCTTTGTTTAGGTTCACGTTCGCGCCTAGCGTAAACAGCCGCCCCGCCTCTTTGTGGGACTTGAGGGCATCTAGGCCCGCCGCTACTGACTTGTTCGCTTTCTGCGCTAGATACCCCGCCGCCCGAAGCCCCGCCGCCATTTCTGGCCGTGAGCTGTCAAAGTAGATAGGCACGTACTGCTCTACCTGCATTTCTTTCATTACGTCCGCTAAGGCCCCTACCGTGAGTTGAGTGCGGTAGAGTAGTTCCTTCACGTAGTAAACGCCATCATCCCGATAGATCGCCACTAGGGCGCACGGGTCGTTAAAGCCAAAGTCTAGCCCGTAGCAGACTAGCTTGGCCGCGTCGGGTATCCGGTCTACCTCCGGTAGCGGCCCTACTACTAAATCCTCCGGTGTGCCCCATTCCCCATTCCCGTACACCGCGTAGAACCTGGGCCGCAGGGTCTTAGCCCGCTCAAAGAACTCCGCTGCATCCGCTGACAGATATGGGTTGTCTCGGTAGGTAGTCTTTATTCTCAGGGCGTTGGCGTGGAACTCGGCCCGTTCCGCCGTCTCTGCAAAGAATGCCCCGTACACCCAATTCTGCTGGCTAATTGGGTTAAAGCTCAGGAAGTACCGCTTGGGGTACTTAGTCTCGGCCTTGCTCAGTTCCTTGTCTATCTGCCAAAAATCATCCTCAGAAAACTCCGTGGCCTCTTCAAACCAGACGGTAGATACCCTTGCCGTGGACTTCACCTTTTCTTGGTTGTCCAGTCCCATGAATAGGATAACCGAGCCCGTGGTCTTGCAGACTATCTGCATCGGGCTGAGCATAAACACGAAGTGGTTACCTAGCCCCAACTCGTTCACCCGACGGCAGCACTCGGCGAAGACCGATTCCCTTAGCTGGCGGTAGTGCTTGCGGAATACGATGTAGCGGTTATCCTTTTCGGTGGCAGCCCTAACGACTAAGTGCCGAGAGATGAAATTGGACTTGCCCGACCCGCCCCCGCCCCAAAGCACAACATACCGCCTATCCGTTGTCCAGATAGGGTGAAAGGCTTGAGGGTAGGCTACTGGGGTCAAAACACTACAGCTACCCCGCCCCCGAACTGTGCCGCGTTCTGCGCTAACAGGTGCGTGAACCCATTGTGCCACGCCACTCTAAAGAATAGCTCATACGTGCGCTTGCGGCCCCGTACTGCCACATAGGGCGCGAGTACAAACGCATCCGGTAGGTCGCGCGTCGGGTGTACCTGATACCCTAGTCGCGTGCCGATCAGCGGGGTGGTGCCCCAGCCGTCCGCTTTGGTGCCGCCGTAGCCTACGTTCACGTATCCCGTGGCAGCCCAGTCCCGCTGGCCGTTCAACACAGAAGCCCCGTAGCTGAGGTGTAGCGCGTCCGAACGCTGAATGTACTCTAGCCCTAGCTCTACGGCATTGGGGGCCGTGAGGGCTACGCGGGTGCGTAGCTGGGCTGATAGGCTCAGGTGCATAGCACAGAGCAGAAACAAAAGGGTGGTTTTCATAAGGGTGGTTGGTTAATCTTCTTCGGACTTGTAGAAAGCCTCAAGCTCTTCAGCCGAAACGGGGGCTACTAGGTCGTCGGACTGTTCTGACTGGTCTAAGGTGCAGTAGCCGTTAACCCGATAAGCCCACCCAAAAAGCGTGTACTCCCCTAGCTTGTAGTAAGCTACTACCCACCCGTGCTCTCGCTCTCCGGTAAGTGGCAGCCGCCCAAGCACATAGGCTATGCGCTTGTCCCTAGTCCAATAGTAGGTGTTAGGCTGTAGTTCCATTGCTAGGCGGCTCAGGGGTGAGCAGCAGGGTTATGTTCGAATCCCCGACCGCGATGCCCTGAGTTTCGTGTAGGCCGTGTACCATCTTGAGCATCTTGTCCGCCGCGTAAACGCAGCCAGGGTGCGAGTCGTTAAGAGCCCGCCGGTACTGTGCCGCTAATATGCTTTTCTTGCCATTAGCGCGTCCCTCTTTATAGGCTTGCGATAACGCCCCCCTGTTTACGTCATACTCGCTCACCTTTAGCACATCAGCTATCTCGGCTATCGTAAGCCCTACCGCAGCCAGCGCTCTTGCCTGCTCTTCTGTTTGTACCGTTTCCGGTATCTGCTTTGGTTTCCGTGGCATTACAGTATCTCTATGTTTATGCCCGATTTCCTGCGAGCTGTTCTTACCATCCCAGGGTACATCGCCATTAGCTTGCTTACGGCATCCTCTTCCATAGTAACCGTTCTATAGTCTCGGCACCCCCCTTCGTCCTTCCAGTGCGAAGCCTCGGCGATCCAATACCTTGCCGCCACTACACCCCCGTCCTCTTTCACGCACCGCAAGCAAAGCTCGTAGTCCTCCTTGACTTTAAAGCTCTCGTCAAACGTTATGCCGTCGTTTACGATGCCTATGCAAGTCCCTAGCACATACGATCGAAACAGTATAGGCTTGTACGGGTACACTGCCCTAATTGCGCTTTGCGTAGCTGGCCCCCATATCCTGTAGCTCATCCCTTCCGTTAGCTCAAACATTGTTTGGCATTCCTTGGCAAATTCCTTTGCGCTCATTTTTATTTGCTCAAAATTGTTCTCGTGCATTTTCATCCAGCTAATAAATTTCATGTCATCATCTAGCATAACTACGTGCCGCTCCTCCGTGTTCTTTAGTATCCAGTTCCTTGTCGCCGTTATCCCCCTCACGTCATTAGGCACCCCTACGCATTCTATCCCCGCGCTGAGATACTCCCGCACTTCGCCCGCTGGCACAAAAAACATTGCCCCGTCTACAAGCCGCTGAGTCGTAGTCCGGCCCGCCCGCCCTTTACTTGGCACCGCAATCAGCATAGCTCTAAGATTCTTTCTGCCTTTATTACGCGCTCCTGTCCTACTGTTACAAAGTCCGAGCCTTGCTTATACCCTCGTTTGCTTACAAGTCCAAGATTCAGCGCTTGCCTTAGTTTGTCCCATTGCTCTTGGTCTTCACAAACCACCACCAAGTACTCCTGCGCGGGCTTTAGCTGAATAGACGCAGGCGGCAACTCTTGCGCGTGGCCCTGCTCCGTCCCTAATAACTTTGTAAGTTCTATTGAATCAAAGCCGGTTACCTCAACATCCCCGACGTTATCCATAATCCACGATAGCTCGGCCGCTAACGCCGACTTGTTCCAGTCGCTTTTGTCCCCCAGCTTGTTATCTGCCAGCCTTAGTGCGCGTATCTCCGCTGCGCTTAGCCCCTCTGCCGAAACCGTTGGCACCTCCTCCAGCCCTATCTTGCGGGCTGCCTCAACCCGGCCGTGCCCCGTTATCAGTGTTCCGTCTGCCTCCACGATCACCGGCACTAAAAAGCCAAACCTACGGATAGCCTTAGCTAGCGCGTCTATCTGCTGGCCTGGGTGCTTTCTGGCGTTCCGCCCGTAAGCCTTTAGCTCGTCCGTCTTGCGGTATTCTATACTAATCTTTGGCCTACCCATACGCCGTAGCTCGTGCTAGTTTAAGTGCTCGCTCTAAACAGCTAGGGCACGTGCCCATAGGCTGGTGTTTCCGTTCCTGGTAGAGTTCGGCCAGCTCTACTCGGCTTTGGGCTATCCATTCGTCCGAGTACGCCCGCTCAGCCCCGTTCCGCTTGAAACGAGGGTTCTGGAACGTCCCATGCGGGGTGCCCCATGCGTCCACGATCTCACGGGCTCGCTCCTTAGTCATTCGTTCGCGGGTCACGGAATACGGTAACGGCGGGGCGGGGCAACCGCTCTAGAGCTTCTACCTTTGCCTCCAATAGGGCTACGCGCTCACGAAGCCGCACTATCTCTTTGGCTATCTCGTCCCAAGTCATGGTATGTTCCGGTCAAAGTAGTAGGCGACTATACTTGCTACCGCTGCCCACCCAATCGCCTGTAATGGTGGCAGCTCATCCAAAAATAGGAATACCGCAAGACCCGACCAAAAGGCTATACACCGCGAGCAAAACGTCCACGGGACTAGGTAGCCTAGCTCACGCGCTAGCCAAAGGCCCAGCCAGCCAATAGCCACGGCCAGCACGATTTCATTTATAGGTACTGGGCACATTGTTCTTTGAGTTCGGCTAGTCTCCTAACGTACCTTCGGCTCTTGGGGTCTCTGAGTACCTGGAAGTCTTGATGGTTGCGCCTCATGTAGGATATGGTCGGCACGTTCACCCCAATAGCCTTTGCTGCCTCAGACCCACACAAGCCTAACATTTCAGTCAGTATAATGGCGCAGGCCAGACGGTTGTGGTAGCCCTTTACCTCACGGGTGTACGGGGGCTTAGACCCGTCTAGGCAGATAGCCACAATGCGGGCGACCTTCTGTGACTCCGATAGCACGCCCAAAGATAGTAAGTCTTTTGATTTACTATATAGCCATTTTCTTTTTTACCTGTTCTAGCACGGCCTCATAAGCTGCCCGATAGGCCGCGTTGCCCCGTTCTTCGTTCGCGTGTCTGACACTCAAGCTGGTAACGCTCTGCATCGCAAAGCCGATCATCTCCCCTATCCTCTTATGGGTGTACCCTAGATGTTTCATAATCCCTACCAAAATGGTGCGGCCTTCTACCCTATGCGGCTGGTTGCCCGACATGAACTCTAACCCGATAACGTAGTGGTCGCAGATGCAGGCTTGTATCGTGCTCAGGTGGTCTTTCGGGGTAAGGGCCTTCTGCTTCTGCTTTGGCATAAGCTTGTTAATCTCGGCCTCAGCGGTGGCGAGAATCTCCTTTGCCCTCACTATGCTTTCGGCTGGCAAGGCCAGTAGTGCGGGGCTGCCCTCACTGGTGAACTGTAGGTATTTCATTTTTGAAGTAGTAAACCTGTTTCCATTCGCGGGGGCGGGCTACCATGCGGACTTTCCAGCGTTCGCCCCATCCGTCCAGCCGCCACATATTGTCGATCTCTTTCGGGAACTTTAGCCCGTTCTCAATCGCCACGCAGTACCCGACTTGGAGCATTCGCCACCCCTTAACCATCTGCCAGCACTTCGCCCAGCGCAGGTAATACTCTACGGCCTCGTGCTCGTGTTCTTTCCAGTAGGGCTCTATGCTATTCATCGTCAAAGATTGGCTCGTTAGGGTCAGGTATGTACACGTTATACTCGGCGGCTACGTCTTTCTGTATTGCTTCGAGTAGCTGTTTGAATTGGGCGGTGTCTAGGTCAGCGGTAGAGCCTGGATGTATTTCGTAGGCACCTGCGATAAACTTGGGAACCCCGCAGAACTTCAGCTTCACCCGCTCGTGGGCTTCCTCGGCGGTACACTTCCACGCGAAGGCGCAGTAGACCATAACCACCCCCCAGTAGTACCGATTCTGAGCGTTCGACCGCCGCGCCCGCCACGGCCTCAGCACCACCTCTAGCCTACCCGACCGCCGCTTGAGCTTGTTAATCAGGCTGGCAGTCTCGGCCTCGCTGTCTAGGTCGAATACGCCGAGTGAGGTGGTTTGCTCGGTCACACCTTTAGCCCCCTCTCCCTAGCCTCAGACGCGCTCATTCTGTTCGTCACGTAGTCGTGGCAGTTACGACATATAGGGCAGAAGTGCTCGGTGTTGGTTAGCAGCTCGCCTATGCGCCCTGCCTTGTGGTGTATTTCCGTGGCCTGTCCTGTGCATACCGCTAGGCCCGCCTCACACATAGGGTGGGCCTGTAGATACCCTACCCTCAGCTTCGCGTACTCACGCTCTTGGCGGGCTCGCTTGGGGGTGCGGCGGTTCATTCTGCGGTAGGGAAGATGTTGATTGACGGCGATACTCGCAACGCCATCTTGGCCTTTGCCCGCAGCCGCTCTATCTCGGCCTGTAGCTTCGCCCGCTCGGCTAGCCTGCGCTGGCGCTCACGGTTGCGCAAGCGCTGGGCCCCGCCGATGAAGTCTGACGCGGCCGCTCGTTGGCCTAGATTGCGTCTGCTAAGGGCCTCGTCAACCTGGAGCCGAACCCTGTCTGTTATGCCTTCTGCTTTCATTTGTGGGCTAGGTAATAGTCGTTTAGGGCAACCGCAAGCGGGATAGCGTCTTCGTCAGCCTCTTGCCGCCATGTGAGGGCTAGGTCTTGGCATTCGCGTAGCTCCCCTACCGCCATAAGCAGCAGGTGGGTGTACTCGGCCTCTTGGGCGGCGGCGTAGGTTGGCCCCTCTTTTTCAATATACTCCGATGCGGCGTAGTCTTGAAACAAGAATGCAATTTCATTTATTGTTTCAGTAAATGGCCACAGTCTTTTTGCCGCCGCACACGTAAACGGCGCGTGGCACTCAGAGGGGGAGGTCGGGAGGGTCATTCGGCTTTGGGTAGATAGTAAGTTCGGACGGCGGCAAGGTCGGCTTTGGCGCAGGGCTCGCCGCTCCAATAGTGTTCCATTACTCGTTTGAGCGCTAGGTCTGTTTCCATGTGGCCACTCTTGGGGTCAAATTGATACATGAAATCATAGGCCGTGCGGGCGTCTTTTTCTGTAGGCCACTCTAAATTGGGGTCTTCGAGCAAATAGCGAACGTACTTACCATTTGGGTGTTTGTAGGCTGTCATTCGGCTTTAGGGTTGAACTCGGCGTTGTAGGCGCGGACGGATTGCTCGAATTGACAGTGCCTGTCTCTGTACTCAACAGTATTAACCAAGTGCAGCGCCTCTACTGCCAGTAGGTGAGCCCACTCGGCTAGTTTTGCGTGTTTCTTGGCTTCTGGGCGATACCGTGAATATAGCAACTCGGCACGGCCCCATGCGAGATTAGCTGCCTCACATGAGAACGAGTGAGTAAGGGACGGATCCTTCAGGTCATCGAGAGATAGGGGTAGGCTCATGCTGCATCTCCTTCCACGGCGGCGAGCGCGTCTTGCAAGCCCTGATAAAACTCAGGCGGCGAGAAACAACCATACGGCCCTGTGCCGCCGTTATGTAGCAGGGCTTTTGCCGCCGCCCTTAGCCGCTCGTTCTCTGCACTCAGCTTAGCCACTACTGCGCTGTTGTCGGTGTAGAGCAGATCGCCCCGATTGCCCGCATGGGAAAGCCCGACTGCATAGGCAAAGTTGAGGTCAGACACGTGAGCCTTTGCCTTTTCGGCTGACTCAAACTTCCAGTCGTATCCTTCCGGCCCATCCACCCAACTTGGATCGTCTTCGTCTACCCAAAAAGGCCCTTGGTCAAAAGGCCCCTTCACGTAGGTATAGCCTGGCTCCCATTCAGCCGTAGCGCGAGCCCGTAGCTCGTCTAGGGTGCCAAGGTAGCGTGCGCCCCAGAAATCTGTATCTGTAGCCCGCCGCGCCCGATCTTGGTCTGTGTGGTCTGAGTATAGAAACGTTTGCCCAACAGTCTCAATAGCGGCAATGGCAAAGATTGTGTCGCCCCACAGCCAGTACACGTCGCCTATCTTGGGCGCTGGGGATACGGCGGGCTCAGGCTTTACTAGGGCATTCATTGGGTAGGGGGCTTAGGGTTAAGGAGTTCGTCGGCGGCAAGTTGCGCGGTAATCAGTCGGGCGGTATCCGCTTTGGAGTTCTGGGGAAAATGCGCCTCCACTGAATATCTGTATTGGTCGGCAGCGGCCTCAAGCTCCCTCAGCACCGCCATCACGCTCTCGCGCCCTGCGTAGTAGGCGGCGTTCAGGCGTTCTGCTTCTAGCTCGGCATCTAGCCCGTCTTGAAACCAAAACACTCTTTTCTCACCAAAGAATACCGTGCCGCTATAGTCGTCTTTGAGTACGGCCCGATACGGCCCCTGTGGTGCGCTACTCATGGCTACCTCCTTCCTGCTTGATTAGCTCGCGCTCGGCGGCACGGGCTAGTTTGCAAAGATTTTCAAGGTCTACCCGCCTTTCGGCGCGAGTAAACCCAATTCCTTCACTCGCAAGACTATCTATTGCCTCATCAAGCAATTTCTGCGGCAGCGCTTGCACTCGCCTGCGTTCGCGCTCAGCCTCGATCTGCTCATCCGTAGCCTGCATCAAGCGCGGGTTCACCCTATCGGCCTCTTCTAATAGGTCGGCTTTCTGGGCGGCTAGCTTGGCTTTGTGCTCCTTTAGGTAATCGTCCATTGCTTCAGTGTACACGCAGCCGTGGGGTAGGTCAGCTAAATCAGGCTCCGACGTAGGGGCCTCATGAACGCGCACCCACTCGCCTGTTGTCTGATTCGCGGGCTCAGGCGTAGGGGCGTGGGAGATGCGGGTCACAGAGCCGTAATACACATCGCCAGGGTAAAAGACCGACTGCCCAAAACTAGCATGATATGTCGAATGGCCTTGATAGCCACTTTGCCATTTTACGGCAACGGAATAGGGGTATTCTTTCTTGGTCGCTGATCCAGGCTCATAGACTACGCCTATATCACCACCTTTGCAAGATTGTACCTTATCCCCTACTTTCAACTTGTGCTCAGGGCCGATAGGGTGGACTACTGATTCGGGTACCTCTATGAGGTCGGCGCCGCATTCTTGGTAAAGGGTTAACAATTCGTCGGCGTCTCGCGTGGCCTCAAGCAGCTCAGCTTCGGACGTGCCCTCGTTCGTCAAATTCCAAAGCCGCCTCAGCACCTCCACTACGGCCCTCACCCCTACCTCGCGCTCGGCGTTGATTAGGGCGGCTTGAACTTCTTGCGCCTCATGCCACTGATTGTTATGTGCGTAACGCGCTATGTGGCGAATAGGCACCATCTGCTGAGTGCTCAGCGTCTTCGGTGTTACTGGGACTAGTTTCATAGGGGGTGGGGGTTAAAAGGGTGAAGGCTTGGGGGCGGGCGGCAACTCAATCAGGTGCTCAGCCTGCTGGGCTGACCGTATCAGCTCTTTGTTCGGGCTTTGGGGATCGTCTATAAAGCGGGAGAACTCGCCGTGAAAGTGTAGGTACCCCGTACCAATATCAGCCCCGCGTCCCTTTGCCTGGATGTACTCGGCCTTCGGGTCGTAGACATCTTGGTCAGTTTTCGGGTTGTAGTACCCGTCGCGGTAAATGAATCCCACGTAGTCTGCGTCCTGCTCTATAGCGCCCGATTCCCGCAAGTCCGATAGCACGGGCCGTTTGTCATTCGTTCGCTTTTCTACGTCTCGGCTGAGCTGAGACAAGGCGATAACCGGAATGCCGATTTCCATGCCGAGCTGCTTTAGCGTTCGGCTTACGTGGCTCACGTCCTGCTCACGGTTGCCGCCGCCCCGCCCCTCCGGTTGAACGAGCTGTAGATAGTCTAGCACCAGTAGCCCCTTGCCCTCTTGCACCTTCTCGGCACGTGCCCACCTCATAGCCTTTGCGCGTAGCTGTACGGCGGTCAGTATCCCAGGTGAATCCCAAGTGATGTTAAAGCCTTGCGTGTCGTTAGCGGCCATTGAAAGCCGTGCCCAGTCGCTTGACTGTAGCCGCTTAGGTGCCTTAATGCGGCCCATGCTCGTGGTGCTAGTCAGCGCCGCCGTTCGCTCAACCTGCTGCTGTGTGCTCATTTCAAGCGATACGAAGTACACGGGGTGCCCTTGCCGAGCTACGTTCATTGAGATGTTCACGGCTAGGTTCGACTTGCCCATACCTGGCCGCGCCCCGATTATGATTAGATCACCTGCCCGACCGCCGCCGTTCATCAGGTAGTCTATCTCTTTGAAGCCAAAGGATATGGCGGGCGCAGCTCGGCCCGCCGCTACATCCTCCAGATTCTTGAGCATTAACCGTAGCGCGTCCCTATGCTTAACAGCCTTGCCCGAATCGGATACGCGGCCCAGCCGCACTAGCTCGCTATCTACCTCGGTGAGTAGGTCAAAACAGTCCGTTTCTTCCGTGTAGGCTTTGTCTGCTACCTTTTGGGTAAGCTCAATCAGCCCCCTAAGTATCCATTTCTCGGCCAGCGAGCGAGCGTGAAATTCTATGTTAGCCGCGCTGCTCACTCGGCTCGTTAGCTGTGTGAGGTAGAATGCCCCGCCCGACGCATCGGCGAGCCCCTGCTTGCGTAGCTTTTGGGTTACGGTGAGTATGTCTATCGGGCTGCCCTCTTGGCTCAGCTCTAGGCAAGCCCCGTAGATCGTGCGGTGCTTTGGCGAGTAGAACATCTCCGGTGTCAGCAGGTCAGCTACGCGAACGAGTGCGTCCCGCTGTAGCATAACCGCGCCGAGTACGGCCTGCTCAATCTCAAGCGCCTGAGGTGGGATTCTCTGTGTCATTGCAGTCGGGGGGCTTGGCGGGGTACACGGCTAGTTTGTTGCGGAGTAGATTGAGAATTGCCGCCGAATTGTTGCTTTGGCTCCCAAAGCCCTTGATAATTACCAGCTATTGAGTTGTCAATAGTAGATACTGCTAATGCACCTAATTGCCTCAATTTGTTTATTTGCCCACTAATTGCGCTCTGCGTTCGCCTTACTTTCTTTTCCGCTAGGTGCGTGTTCCACCTGCCCCATGCCTCGACTAGCTTAGGGTCTGCCATGAGGTCTAAGGGTAGGGAGTAGTCCAAAGCCCCTTTGGGGGTAGGGGGTATTCTATCTGTCTTCTGTCTTCTGTCTATTGTCTTCTGTCTAGCATTGCCTTCGCTTTGCGTTCGGTATGCGTTCGCATCCGGTGAATGCGTCCAACGTGCTGAGGCCGAAGCCCTTGCCTTGTCGCCCTTTTCCGCTATGGCAATCAGTTCTTTTACGACGCGGGACTGCGTCAGCGTTCCATCTCCGTCGGTGTGCGGCTCGAACTGAGCCAAAACAAGGCCCCCATACTTACGCCATTCCTTAACCGTCATGCCGCTCATTAGGCGCAACTGCTCTGGATCGTTGGGCAGCTTCCCGCCCGCACCAAAGCAAAGGGTAAATAGCTCAATATATGCGCCGCGCTGAATTGGCTTCATAATTCGCCATGCGGGCGAGCTATGCAAGTCGCCTATGTTGAGGCGCATATAATAAGCCTTTTGCATTTAAGCCGTCTTATTCGGGAAATTCTCGGCCATGATCTCGCGGTAGGCTTTCCAGATCCGGGCCGTTACCATCGTCTCTCGGCGCTCCTTGCCTAGCAAGACCTGCCATGCGTAGAAGTAGCTACAGCTTGCGCGGGTAGCCGTCGCCTGAATCACACCTCTTGGGGGCTTGGGGTATTCCATACCACAAACATAAAAGGTATTTCTAACATATCGCAACACCCCGTAAGATTTATTTCAACAAAGAAAAGCCCCGCCCTGTAGTAGAGCGGGGCTAGTGTTGGGCTAGGCTGGCTTACCCGTTCGCGTAAAGGGCATTCACGATCTGCTCGAAAGCGTCAAAGGACTTCACGATGTACACCTGCTGGCCGCACTCTCTGAGCCTATCGTGTATCGCGATTTGCGATGAACGTACTGGCCCCTTTGGGGCCTTCAGCTCGAACCAGCAGACGCGCCCGTAGGGCAGGACTAGCACTAGGTCGGGGATGCCAGGGGTAACGCCCATGCGCTTGAGCTTGGTGGCCTCGAATAGGTGGCGGGTGCCGCCGTTGGGCACATGAAAGAGCAGGCCCTCTTTACGGTTGCCGTACTGTAGCTGCCACCACTTGAAACACTCGATGTGTAGGCTTTCCTCAGTGGTCACTTGGGCGGTCTAGGGGGGTGAAGCTTACGCCTTGCTTTGAACTCTTCACGGCGGCGGCGGCGTGTACCTCGCCTGTGGCTGTTTCGGCTACCTCGCCAAGATCGGCAAAGCGCTTGAGTTCATACTCTACAGATTTGCGCCTTTCCGCTGCCTCTATTTCTTCGGTTTTGTGTCGTTGCCATTCGGGTGAGCCAGAGTAGTCGTAGGTAGTGGTAGACGTAACAGACATACGGTAGCCGAGCATCTGGTTGTCTTTCCCCCGTGCCGCCAATTCCTTCGCGGCAATGGGGGCTATCGCTTCAGCCACGGCCTTCTGTAGCCGCCCCCAACTCTTTAGCCGTAAGAGCAGCGGTAGGGCCTCAGAGTTGCCTTCTAGCACGTTGTCAATTAAGACGGCGGCTATCTGGTCTACCTCACTAGGGTTAGCGGGTAGGGCCTCAATTTGGGCTATGATGCGTTCGTGGCTCATTTTGGCTGTAGGGTAGGGGTGAGCTTGGCCTTGCGATTCTTCACGGCGGTTTTGAATGGGTCTAGCCAGCCTTCGGTTTCGGCTTGGTCTTTCCACTTGTTCCACTCGGTTTCGAGGGCGGCAAGGTCTTTGGCATCTTGCACCGCTTGGTCTGCGTTTAGGGGCATCATTACGGGCGCTACGCCGTCTGCGAGCCACTCGGCTAGGGTAGCTCCTATGCCTTCACCTTTGAGCACGATAGCCCCGTCCAACTCGCTACAGCGCGTCTTGGTGATGATTAGCTCGTGCATAAGGTTCAGCTCGCCCACCACGTCAAATTCGTACTCAATCCCGTCGCGCTGAATCGGGGCGAGCCCTACCTTTTCGGGTGCCTGTCTGCCCTTGCCGTTGTCCTTTAGCACGTACTCCATTTTGGAGCGCATTGTTACAATCAGGTGGCCAGGGAAGCTCAGCATCGCTTCGACTAGCCGCTGCTGCATCGGGGTCACGTCTGCCCACGCCGTGAACTTGTTACCGGAGTTCGACCGCTTGGCGATTTGGTCAACCTGTTCGAGCGCCCCGTTCTTCCCTGCCCATGCGTGGCTCAGGGAGTCTATCACTAGCACGTCGTAGCCTTCGGCTGCTTTGATAGCGGCAACGTAGGTATCCGGTTCGTAGCTGTTTAGGCTGAGGGTGTCAAAGGTGAACGTGTCGGCGTACTTAGAAGCCGTGCTGTGCTCTGTGTCTATCACGGCTATAGTGCCGCCCATGTCGGTGGCGATCTTGAGGGCGGTGTAGGTTTTGCCCGAACCCGTTACCCCCATAAGGGCTACACGGGCTTTAGCTTGGGCCTTACTGGCCTTTTTGAATGTGAAGCTCATTTTTTCTTGGTGAGGTTAGGGTTAGCGGCGGCGAGGTCGGCTTTGATGCGTTCGTAGTTACTGCGCCACAACGGGCTCAGTCCTGTGCTCTCTGGCAGCTTCGTGAGCCGCTTGCTTGGGTAGTTGCCCTCGCTGGGCATCATGCCCGCGTGGGAGAGGAATTGGTTAAAGGTCACTTAGGGGGGTGAGGGTTAAAGAGTGAACGGAAATTCTTAGCGGCGGCACTGAGCAGTAGGCTGACAATCCAGACCGATAGGCCGAAGCTGTACAGGCACAAGGGCAGCACAATGCCGTAGAGTTCGAGGTCAGCGTACACGGTCGGGGCCAAAGAATATGACTAGGTTGTGACGTGCCTCCATGTCGGCTTGAGCATCTTCCCAACACCACTCATGGAACCAGCCAGCCTCTTCGGGCCAACCTGGGTTACGGTAGGTGTGGTACTCCATGTGAATGGCTTGCTCTACCTTTTGGCAGCGGCAGCACTCTACCTTACCGTCGGCGGCGGTGCCGCAGTAGTCTTTACGCGGCCAGCCTGAGATTGTCTCGGTAGGCACGTAGCGGGGGTCGGCGGGGTGGTGCATGGGCTAGGTAAGCTGAAGTTTTCCTAATGCGATTACGGCCTCGTACCAGTCGCGGTTTTTGCCCGAATGGACTTGAGCGACTTTTGCAGCTAGCTCTTCGCTTGTGCCCCAAAAGCAGCCCGCTTGCCACAACAGCCCGTTTTCGTGAGCCACGGCATAGACTAGCCGACCGCTGCTGGGCGCGGGGCCAAAGACTGCAATGCGGTTGGCATTGCGCAGGTCGGCACCGCGCAGGTCGGCATTGCGCAGGTTGGCACCGCGCAGGTTGGCACCGCGCAGGTTGGCACCGCTCAGGTTGGCACCGCGCAGGTCGGCATTGCGCAGGTTGGCACCGCGCAGGTCGGCACCGCTCAGGTCGGCACCGCTCAGGTTGGCACCGCTCAGGTCGGCATTGCGCAGGTTGGCACCGCTCAGGTTGGCACCGCGCAGGTCGGCATGGCTACCGCCCTCTTCGTCCCCTAGCCACTTTTTGTGGGCGGCAAGGATGGTTGAAACTTCTTCTGCTTTCATAGGGTAGTCTCGGTTAGGCGTTCGGCTTGCTTCGCGTTTTCGGTCTGCTGGACGATGCACAGGGTGCGCTCCTGTAGCTGCTTTTCTTGGGCGGCTTTGTACATCACTAGGAACTCGGCCTCAGTGGCGGGGACTACGTCACGGGAGTAGGGTGCATATCGGCCCATGTCTAGGCTAATAGTGCCCCAGCGGTCAACGCTCATGCCGTTCCACTCGGCTTGTTCGTCCGGCGTTTCAGCCTTGACTAGTCGCCACTGACTAATGCCGTTGTCGCTCTTGAGGTAGATTACAGGGAACATGGGGCTATGCTTTGATAGCGGCTTGGTGTTCGGCGGCGAGTTGCTTGGCGGCGTTCAGTACGTTGCGGTACTTCTCGCCGTCTCTGGGTGTGTATCCGTTTAGGATGTTGCCTACATAGGAGGGGTCGCACCCTACCCGTTTGGCGATCTTCGCCCGCCACGCACGCGGTAGCTGGGCTCTGAGTTCTGTGAGTGATTTAGAATCCATGAAAAAAGGGGGGTTAAAAGATAGGGGCCAGCCTGTGCCAGCCCCAGAATCACACTACTCTAAACTTGAATGCGGGACGATAATCTTGCCAGTAGCGGCCCACACTGCCCGCTGGCGATTCTCACGCATAAAGATTGCGGTGCCCTTGTGCAGGGGGTGAAAATAGGCCTCCGGCTTGAGGCCGTCTTTCTTGAGGTGGCCTAGCTTGCCAGCCTTTACGCCTTCGTTAAGGGCCTTGCGAACACTAGCGGGCAGGCTGCGCATCACGAGGCGAACCTTGTCTATCCGCACATACTCGACATTGCCTTCATCTAGGGTCATTTTGCCTTGCCGAACTAGGTCGGCTACGCGCGTCATTGAGGTTTGGCGGGCTTCGTACATCGGGTAAAAGTGGGTGAGTGATTATGACGTAAAGATACTAGCAACTCGCTAATAAGCAAGGGGCAAGGGCAGAATAAGTTACTAACACGTTATGAACAGAAACGCGAAGTATGTACGGGAATAGGCAAATCGCTATCCCTATGCGTACCGAGCGCATCCTTATACATAGTTTGCGCTAAGACCTACGCAGTTGAACTATCCGGTATTACCGGTTAGTTGCCTATCTTTGTGCGGGCCAGTAGCTCAACGGCAAGAGCGCCTTACTTGCAATAAAAAAGATTGGGTTCGACTCCCACTGTGTCCACAGCGGGCCGTGAGGCGAAAGCCTCTGACGCGGGTTAGAATCCCGCCGCGAAGTTCGCTTCGCCGTGACCGAGAGTCTAGGTCGGCCCCACCTTCTAAGCAGCTTGCGGTAGCACCAAAAGCACGACGGCCTCAGCAATGGGGCCGTTTATTTTTGTAGCTTTGTGGCAGCTCCTGGCAGAGGGCTTAGTGTAGCGGCGGCCCCGCTAGGATACAGACTAGTGGGGCTTTTTATTTCCCCTTACGCCGCGCCATAAGGCCAGCCACCACGCCCCCGATTAGGGCCACCACCCACCACAGCCACGACGGAGGCCCTGACGTGCTCACCTTGTCTAGGGTCTTAATAACCGCATCGGTCGCAGTTTGCGACCTCAAGTCTGACTTGCCCGTAGAATCCCGCCGCGTTTCGCTCACCTCAGCCGATCTGCGTACCGCCGTGCTATCGGTACTCCCGACCTTCACCTTAAACGTAGTGCCAGGCTGGGCCGCGACTATCCCTACACCTGGTATGTTCACCCGACCCGAACTGTCTACGGTAAGCTCTATCTCTAACGTGCCAGACTTGAGGGCTACGCTATCCATCCTCACGGCCTCAGACAGGGCCTCAGTTGACACGGAAGCCTCTGAGCTAGTGCTTACCTCAGTCTCTACCGTGGTGCGTTCGTAGGCCCTCTGTACGTGCCGTGAGCAGCTAGTTAAGCTAGCGAGAATAAGGGCGGCGGCTGTTAAAGAAAAGAGGCGCATGGTTTACTAGTCTAGGCAGATAGGTGTCATTTTGATTGCTACTTTGTCACCAGCCCTGACCCTCCGTACCTCAAAGGCCCAGCCCCCTAACGGTTTCGGCCCGCGCCCTTTCTCGATGTGGTAGCCGTTTAGCACCTTGTACTCTTCTTTGTAGGTTGACGATCTAAGGTGCCAGCGGTCGTAGCTCACCATATCGCCCCGCTCATTAACCTTTACCACAGTAGTCTTATCCGACGTGAGCTGGTGAACGTGCCCCATAGACGTGTAGTGAACGTTGTCTAGATATACGTCTGTTCGGCTAAAGTCTATCAATCCCTTCGTGACTGGCCCGCCGCCGCCAAAGCCGTGGTTATAGTACCCCCTAAGTCGGCAGCTAGCCTTATCACTGCCTGAGATAACCGTGAACATCTGAAAGCCTGCGTAGTTTCCGACCACCCCTTTGAACCCGTGAGGCCTCAGCGCCTCAGCTAGCCGCTCAATTAGGTCTACCTCGTGCCGCTTGAGTATTGCCGTTTCGTGGTTGCCGTAGCACAGGTCGGTTATGTACGGGGCGTAGGGGGCGAACCATTCAGCCGCCGTGCTTACAAGTGAGTCTAAGTACCTAGCGTTTTGATGTTCGGGGCGAATGTCAGACTTGCTAGCGCGAGGATCGTACTTGCCCTGCATCGCGCAAAATAAATCGCCTTTGAAGCCTAGCGTCCCACCATTCTTTACCACCCATTTAAGGTGTTTAGTTAGCTTGGCCCTGTCGCATTTCGGGTTGTCCCAGTGAGCGTCGAAAACGTCGTAGTGAATGTGTCGCTTGCTGAACTCAAGCAGCCTCACCAGTATGGTGCTATCCGTCTTACTGACCTCAAACATTAGGCGGGTGCTCGGTTAGGTACTTACTCAGTTCACGGTAAGACTGTAGCTCGTGTAGGTTAAACGTCTTCCCTAGCGCGTTTGAAACGAGCAGGAACGCCTCCAATTTCTCGACCCCGAATGCCTTACGGAGTTCGTCTACTTGAGCTTGGGTAGGTAGGTATCTTAGTTCGGACATATCTGCTCAAGTAACGGACGTGAAGCCACAACCTTGCGGCGCTTGATGGTGAACACCGCGTATCCCGTAGTGGTGTGCCGCACGTAAACCTGTGTCCCTACCCCCGTCATTGCAAGCTCGCGGGCGAGGGTGTGAAACTCGGCTAAGACCTCCACTAGTACCTCTAAGCTAGTCGCCCGCAAGGCAACTAAATTGTAGTCTAGGGAGGAATACATGGGCTAGGACTTTAGATACGTGAGCGGGTTCGCCACTTCACCGCCCGCCGAGTGGGCCTTTGGTGAATTTCTGCGAACCTCAAAGTGAAGGTGTATTCCCGTGCCTACGCCCGTGTTGCCCATTAGGGCGATCTGTTGGCCTGCCTTCACCACTTCGCCCCTCTTTACGCAGATGCTCGAATCTTCAACTCTAGTGCCCTTTGGCGGCCCGTGCAGGTGTGCGTACTGAGTGTACAGCCTAGCGCCGTCAATCAGCCCGTGGTCGATAATGACTTGAAAGCCGTAGCCGCCGCCGTTGCCTGGCACATCCACCCTAACTACCGTACCCGTCGCCGCCGCTAAGACCGGAACCCTAGCGCCGTCATTCGACACTATGTCTATACCTGGGTGGAATTGAGTACCCTGGGCCACGGGGTTAGCGCGGTTGCCAAACGCCGAAGTCATGCGCGGGCGGGTTACGGGCCAGCTAAGCATCTTTCGAGCCGTTGTAAAACCTACGGGAAACAAACGCATCTATCGTGGTCAGCCCACTGAGCGCGGCGGCTGCCATTAGAAACGTCTGCATTACCTCAAGTCGGTCGGTGAATCCCGCTACGACGGCGATAATGAATGAGGCTAGGGCAAGCAATCGTTTCGAGCTGGGTGTGAGCCCACCGTTGCCGTCCGTTCCGCTTAGTGCTTTGGCGATGAAATTCATTCTTTCGTTAGGTAGGTTACTACGAAGTCCAGCTTTGTTTCAGTGCGGGCGCTAACATCTAGCAAGTGCTCGATGTGTTTCTTTTGGCTCGCCCGCTCTTCGTTGTCTTTTTCTCGCTCTTTCGTCAGGTGGTCTATCTGAGCCTGCATCCCGAAGAGCCACCGCACACCCCCCGCTATCGCCGCGCCTAACGCCGTAAGCCACCACCAATGCGCTTTAATTTCGTCTATCATCTATTTGGTACAACTGAGTAAGAGCCTACGTTGCTGAGGTAGAAAGACCGCCACTCACCTAGTGCGATGTCCCAATACCTGAAAAGTCCTGGCACGTTCGGGGCACTCCCGCCCTTAAACGCATACGTGTACCTGCGCGGGTCTAGCGTCGCAATCGCAAAACGGTTCCGCCCGTCAGTCACTTTCGTGAACTGTAGCAACACCACGTTGCTCATTAGGAGGCGAATTAGCTCAGGCATTAGATAGTCCCGTGCTTATGGTAGTGTTGTAAAAACCAGCTCGTAGTGCCTGGGTAGTTTTCGTGTAGTTTGACAGGCCACGCCGCACCGTGTAGCTCTTTCATTCGCCTAAACTCTTCCATGCCCTTCGCCTCATAATCGGGCTCGTGCTTTACCGTCTGTTTGTGGTGGTGGTGCATCTTAGACCTATCGTCCACTACCGTCCTATACCCCGCTGCGCGAAGGCGTAAGCAATAGTCCTCAGCCACGCCCCAGCCCCTCACAAAAATTTCATTCAGTCGGCCTATCTCATTCCACGCCGCGACTGAAATAACGAAAGCCGTAGGCTCTACAAAGGGCACGTCTCTAACCCCCTCAGTCCCGCCGAAGTGTAGGAACTGGTAGTTAGCGTTGAACGCCGCCGTGTACATCCCTATCTGAGAATCAGACAACGCCGACCCAACCGCCGCACGTTGACCGTATTCGATTACCACGTCATCGCTCAGCATCCAAACGTGTGTAGCCCCTTTCGCAATCGCTAGGTCAATAGCGGCGTTCGCGTGGGCCGTGAAGTGCCCTTCGTGTGGGATGTTCCCACCGTGCCCCCAGTTCGCCACTAAGGTATCCTCACCTAGCGATTCCACTAAGTCCAAAACTGTCTGCTTAGTCGGGTCGTTAGTCAGAATCACAGGCACAAGGTTCACGCCCTCGGCCAGCTTCTGCTCTTTTTTCTTACGTGCCATTTTCACAAAGCTAAGGTCTGCGGATACAACTGAGGTCTGCACTATCTTACGGGCAAACAAAAAGCCCTGTTCGCGCAGAGATTTAACAAATTGGTTATCGACAACGTAGTGAACGTTGGGGTGGGACACTGAATGTTCCCATTTACAGTAGGTCAGCGGGTACTCTTTAACCCTATGTGACTGCTGGAGAAACTTGAGCGTGGTCGCTACAAACATTTCATTGTCGCCGCCCGATCTGGCAAAGCACTTCTGCGTCCATGCCCTCACGTCGGGCTGGCACATTTGATGCACTAGGTCTCTAGGCAAGCTGTACCACTGCTCGTGGAACTCTAAAACGTTATGCGCGTGAGGGTGTACCCGCCGCCAGTTGTGCGTCGGCTTGAACCACTGCTTATTGCCGTTCAGGTGAGGGTGAGTAATGTACTGCATTAGAAGCGCAGCATCGCCCTGTTTTTCTAGCTCGTCGAAAACCACTTCGGGCTCCTCAATCGGAAAGCACGACTCGCTTAACAGTATGAATCGGTCACAGTCTGACTTTAGAAACGCATCGTAAAGAGCGTAATGAGCTAACATCGTCTGCGCCCAAGATGTAGGTTGGGTCGGCACTAGTTTGTCCCGCCACTCCGTACCTATATAACCTGTCGCAGAGTGCACCCCGACCTCCGAAGCGTGTAGCCCGTCTATCCACTGCTTTAGCAGATACTCGTTGTGGTGTCGCTGAAACAGTAGGAGCCCGACAAACAATTTCATACCGCCGCGATGAATGGGTCTAGTGGTTTAGTCTGAGAGCAGGAACAGTTCACCCCCCATGTAGGGTAGTCGGCTGAGTTCTCTAATAGGAATTTTCTAAGCCTAGCTTCGTAAGACTGGGCTTGGCTTAACGCGTTCTGCTCTATGTTGGCGATAGCGGCTAAGTCAGGTGCGCCGAAGTTTTGACCCGTGGGCGTTACCACACCTTGATCCCTAGTCTGATAGGACTTAAACTTAACGAAGTGCCAGTAAGACTTCCACGCTAGATAGGGAACTATGTACGTGTTGTAAAGTAGAGCATTAGCCGTGCTCAGCACGTTTAGTTCAAACTCGGTCTTTACTTCGTCGAATAGCTCATCACAGAGCAAAGGACGCAAGTAGCTATCCTCTACCGCGCGAACGGATTGGTGGGGGCCGTGTTCCCACTGCACTGAGTGCCCGACTGGGCAGAACTCAGTTAGCTGGGCTTGGGTTAGGAGCAGCGCCATTTAATAGAGATAACTGTGAGTCCACCATCCGTTTTGCCTTTTCTGCCGAGTAGCCGAGCTGCTCCAATAGAACTTGCGCCGCGTCCGGCCCTAGTTGTTTCTGTTGTACTGCCGCGAGTAAGGCCGTAGTCGCCTGAGCCAAAGCACCCGAAACTCCCACGCTTGCTGTTAATGCATTGCCCTCAGCGTCAAAGCCAGGGTAGCTCTGCTTAATTTTTACGACTGCGTTAGAGTATCCCGCCGCGTTAAGCATCATCTCTAGCGCCCTAGTGATTCTGCCTTGTGCAGGCTTGATAACCTTCGAGTAAAGCTCTGAGCTGGCCCGCTCAATCGTTCCCCCGTCACCTCCCAACGAAGCCCCACCAGGTAGCCCGATTAGGGTAGGGCTAGGTAGCGCAAAAGCTTTCACGATTGAGGCTTGCACCTGTTCCTGTAGATTCCTCAAGTCACGATCTTGAGGGCCGTTTGTGAACGGCGTAAAATTCACCTTCGCCCCCTCAGCACCCATAGGGTTGGGGATTAGCCACACCTTGCCAGCATTATCGGCTCCGGTAAACTCTTCCCTTAGTTGTCGCTCAAACTCTTTCCGTTTCTCAGGGTCTAGTGCCATAGGGACTTCCAAAACCCCCGACGGCATTATCGCCCGCTCGGCGAGATTGTACCGCATTGTTTCTAGCTCCGCCTCCGTCTGGCCCGCCTTATACCCCGAATACCACGGAGGCAGCGGGTAGGAATCAAAGCCCGCCGTGTAGGCTTTCTCGACAAAGAATGCAGGCACCATCTTTGGCTCGCCCTCTCTAAAGTACGGGTAAAACTTAGGCTCATAAACAGACTTAGTGTACTTGCTCCACAACGGGCTCACCCATACCCCTTTTTCGTATTCATCATCCTCGTCCGGTTTCGCCGAATACCCCAAGCGGATGTTCTGCCAGTCCTGCCTCAGCACGTCCTTTACCTTCGGGTCTACCTCACCCCAAAGGACTTGAAATGAGAACGCTCCAAATAGCCACCAGTCATGTGCAGCAGAAAACACTAGGCTTTCTAGCCCCGCCCCGTCATCCAAAGAATTAGCCCACGCCTGAGCTTCGGGCCACGGTGAGCCGTCTGCTTTAACCACCATCGCCCCTTCGCCCGCCGTGTAGTCTACATACCGCTTGTGAATCGCTGCCACCGTGGGGCTCATTCTGGCAACTTCTACGATCTCGTCAGGGAACTGGTTGCGCTGGCCGTACTTCACCCAGCCCCTAGTGTCCCGTTGGTCTAGGGTGGGCGTTCTCTTAGCCTTCCCGTTAAGGCTCACCGAGAAGAACATCGGCATCCCAGGTAGCTGAGCTTGGTCTAGGAGTGAAGCCATTTCATGTATTCGTTAGGGTCTGCAAAAATAAGCCCGCCCAAGCTCAGTATTTCCTCTTTCTGTGCCTCAGTGAACTCACGGCACTCAAGCCCTGTCCATCCCACGCTGACAGGCCACGTATAGGTGTACTGTAGCGTAAGCTGGCTGCCACTCGGCACTACTGCGTATTGATTAAATACCTGCATTAGTTCATGGTCTCCTGTAGTGGCCCGTTGACCGCCGTTAACGTGTTGCCGTTGCCGCTTATGTCTGGTGTTGTTGCACCGATAGACTCAAACGGCCAGTGAGCAATAAGCCCCGAAGCGGGAACAGAAAACGCCCTACCGCGCCGAGCTAGGCTCAGCATTTCATCTCTAGTTAAGAGCCGACTGTGTAGCGTGAAGTTGGAAAAGCACCCACGAAAGAACTGATCCCCTACATTATTCCCGAACCCAGCAGTAGTGCCGTAGTTTGTTGGGGGGAGAGCAAAGGCAGACCCAAACTGAAATAGCTGGCCATTAACCCATATATCTGCGTAGGTTGTGGCAATGCGGCGGAGGCGGAAAGCAACGTGTACCCAGTTGCCTAACAGTAGGGGCGTGAACTGATTAGCTTCTGGCGGAATCGCATAAGCTAGAACAGTCGCGCCCGTCGCCGCCGCCCGCCGCGTAAGCTGTGGCCCCGTTGACCCTATCCCCAGCGCAAAACAGATAGTATCCGTACCCGTGTTTAGGTAGTTAGTGGTGAACAGCGCCCTGCTGTTTACGATAGCATCCGCCTTCACCCAACACGTGAACGTCATTTCATTCGGCAGTGCGGCCCCCGCCGTGTTCCACGTAAAGTGGTCGTTAACGCCGTCTAATCGGGCTACGTTCGTAGCGATAGGCATGAGAGAATTTACCACCCCTTGCTCTAATTGTGCAATCGCCGATTGCACATTCGTCGCCGTTAGTGAGCCCGTAGGAGTGAATGAAATGTCCGAGGCCGTTAAGGTCGCAAGTGCGTTGTCTATCAGCGTCTGCACTTCTTCTTCGCTAATCCCACCGCCCGAACCACAGCAGATCGTAACCGGATTCTGGCCCAACACAATGCAGCCCGAATCGTCCAAACCTAAGTAGGCTAAATCTTCGGGGTCAAGAATCGCCGCCGCCTCCGGTGAAACAGACGTAGGGTCAGACTGAATCATTAGCTGAGCCGCGTCGCCCGCTACCTCTCTCGTGGGGAATCGCTGCTGGCCCGTTATCGTAATCTCATACCCCTGTACATTCTCCGTCTTACCTGTCCAGTTCGTTCTAAGTCCAGCATCCTCCCCGACCATCCAAAATCTCCCGTTGCCGTCACATAACAGCACCATCAAGTCAGGGCAGCTCGCTAATCTTTCAAAAAAGTCCGACCGCTCAGCGTTCAAGTGATTCGACCTAAACTGCACCTCTTGCTCAAAAGCCTTAGCAGGTGCGTCCGTTCTCCGCTCGTTCCAATTCGCCCGCGCCCCTTGTCCTGCTACGAATATCCATTTCGGTAGATAGGCCCCGTAGCCCGTAATGCGGCCCCGCTGTTGACCCGAAGTAACCTCAGACGTAAAGTACTGCCACCACATTCTCCGGCTCACCCATACGCCCCTAACGCCCGCTAGCGTGGGGTCGCTATGCCGGCTTCCCGTCCCGTTGAATAGGCCCAGCGTCATAACGGCTTAACTTGAATAAGGCCCGTCCAATCAGCCGCCCAATCTGAGAATACATCCGCACGGCTTTCCACGCTGCAAGATAACAGCGCCCGCCCGAATTTTGCGTATAGCGCCACCCGCCCAATAGCCGTACCCTCTGCCGCGATAGACACGTCCGTAAACTTGAGCCGAACCGCATGGCTCAAGTCTTCCACTTCACTAGGGAAGGCGATAATTTCCGTGAACCTAGACCCATAAGGCGGAGTAAACCTAACGCGCACCATCCCTGCCAGCCTTACGGGCTCGTACAGCACAATGGCGTTTTCAGCTTGCTCTACCCAGGGTATCATGTTACTTCAAAAAAAGGGGGCAACCCTCGCCGCCCCCTCATAACCTAAACCACTCCTAGAAAGAATTTTAGACGGTCAGCACTACGCTAGGGGCGAGAACTTTACCGTAAGAGCTGTTACCTCCGGCGAGAACCAAAGCAGTAGTCGCTACCTCAGTGAATGCAGCGCCCGACGTGCGGCTAGATGGTGCCTGAATGAATAGGCCCGAATCTTCGCCGTAAAGGAACCGCACACCGTTGTTATCCTCGACCACCACCACCAAACCTTCGTCTTGGTTCTTGATGTCGTTAAGGAAGTCGATCACCTGGGCGGCTGCATCCTCTTTGTCGATGTCGTCACCGAACTTGCCGATTGAGAACGACACCGTTTGCGTTACAGCGTTCGAGATGTCCACTACATCCTCAGTCGTGGTTACGGTGTTGCGCAGGGCACTCACGCGCCGCCACACTGCGCCAGCCGACAACGTAAAGCCCGTAATGGTGCTCTCGCTGTTGTAGCCGTAGCTCACGAAGTCTACAACCTGACAGCGGTTAATCACCCATATCCGTGCTCGGTTGCCCCCCGCCGCCCGATTGGTACAGGCGGCGTTAAGTCCGGTAGTAAGTAGGCAAGCGCCCGCAGTGCATGACATAAGCGTTATTTGATTAGATGGCCACTACTGCCTCTTCGGGGCGGAACACGTCAACACCCATCAGAGCGTTCACGCGCATTTCAACGTAGTCACAGATGCCGACGCTGTTACGTCCGTCAACCATCAGCACGTTAGCGAAGTCGTTAGCGTCATCGTAGAAGATGCCGATGTTACCAGGCCACGTGATGTAGAACTTGCCAGCGGGAATCTCCGAAAGCGTAACTACCTCGATCATGCCGTCACCGTGTAGACCCGTAGGGTAGGTCTGGTTGGCAACGAACTGAGGCGAGCCGCCTTGCGTGATGGCCACGTAGTAGCTACCGCCGCCGATCTGGCTGATTGAGCGGTGGAACGCTTGGGCCACGGTGGGCGAAGCGTAGATTTTCAGTTTGCGCTCAGGGTCAGACGTGAAGCGCAGGTACTCAGGCAGCGCCGCCAAAGCGCGGTCAAAGGCCGAAAACACGCCAGTAGTTGGGCTGGTTGCTACGGTCGTGGAATCCGTCGCCACTACCTCCGGTACGTTGTTGTCGTTACGCAGCTGGGCCATGATCCCTTGCAAGAGGTTCAAGTCAATACACCCGTCACCGAAGGCGTAGTAACTACCGCCGCGCATTAGAATCTGGTCAGCCGCCGTGCCGAGTTTCTTGGTGATAATGTCCAAGAGCAAACGCTGCACCTCAGAATCATCCAGAAACGAGCCGTTCAACTGACCCGCACGATAGTACTTTTCACGCAGGGTAGCGCGAAGTGAATCGTGGCGGATGCGGAAGTTGGCTTGAAAGCGAGTGAGCGGAGTGGAATACTCCTCATACCGCTGATCTTGAATCGTGGTAGCACACAGTTCGTATGCACCCAAGCAAGCGTCGCCCTCAAGCGTACCCCAGTGAGCTGTTGACTTGTAGCCCTGTAGAACTCGGTGGCCCGACTTCGCTACAAGGTTAGTGCCGCGTAGCGTCTCGGCTACGAGTAGGTTGGTGTCTTCGCCGTTGTATACGACGGGGTTAGCAGTTAAAGGCATAACGGTTAGTTAGATTGTTGTTTTTTTTCGGCGAAGTAGTCTTTCACGGAAAGCCGCGTTGGCTCACCCGTGGGGTCAAGTTCTTGGGGGCTACGGCGGTCAGCGGGCACCTTCGCGTTTTTCAGCGTTAGCACCTCTTTCTGTAGCGCCTGTGTAGCTTTTGCTTGCTCAGCGAGTATGCCCGTAATTTCTTTCAGCGACTTGCTCAGCGAGGCCACCTCATCGGGGTCGGTTACAGGCTCAGAGCTATCCGAAGGGTTTGTTTCAGCCGCGCCCACGCTTGGGGTGAACACCATGTTTCCCACTACGTTACCCTGTGCGTCCGTTACGTCGAATGCCACTACGCCTTGCTCGTTTGCTTCGGGTAAGAGAATCGCCGAGCCGTCGGGGGTAAGCACCGTCATCGCCTCCAGTTGTTCCGTGGTAGCCGCGTCGGGGTTGGCGCTGAATTGGATTTCCTCAAGGCTCTGTACGCGCCCGTCCACCACTACATAGGTGTTTTCGCCGCGCTTGTAAATGCCATTCTTGAGGGGCTTGGTTTTCTTGCCGTCGTTATACGAAGCGCGGCCCTTCGCGTCAATCGTAACGATAGCGGGCTTGCCGTCCACCTCAGCACTAAAGCTGGTTTCCGTAGGCCCTTCGGCGGGCTGCTCGCCCTCGAACTTAGCCACGAGCTTATCGATTACATTCATAAAGCGGTCTAGCGTTGAGTCTGTTTTTGTCTTTCTGTCGAACTCTAGCAGGGTCGAAACCTCTACGCTAAAGCCCTTAATCTTGCCCGTGGCGATATGCTTTTGCCAGTAGTCAGGTGTAACCTTTACGCTCAGCATCCATGTACCCTTCGGCACGTTGAATCCCAAAGCCTTAGACTTGTCTAGCTCAGGGTTTTCGACTACCCAAGATTCGACTACCGTCTGGTCTAAGATGCTATCCGCGTGCTGGTGGGTCAGGCTACGGGTGCGCTGGTTCTCTGCGAATTGCTGAGAGAGCAGCTCTACCGTGCTTTCCTCGAACACCACAAAATACCCTTCACCTGACTGTTCGTCTTTACGAAAGATGCGCGAACCTGGCACCAACGCGGGGCCAGTCAAAAGATACTTTGGCTCGTCGGCCTTAAACTGTAGCGCCTTCGTCTCGGCCTCAAGTGCGATGAAGTTGTACCCTATCGCGGGCGACTCTACCAAGCTAATCGCCGTAACGCCGTCCTGTGAGCTTTTGCCCGCCAACACGGCACGGTAAACTGGTAGCTTGTCCACGCCCCAAAGCTAGAGCGCCATATAGGCGGTTGGCCGTATAGGATACTTACGTTACAGCCTAGCGAGCACGTCCACCCTGTTCACGTCATCCCTCACTCGGTCTATCGCCTCAACACTGACAACGACAACCGGAGGCGCTGACGGTGCTGACACTTGCCCGCCTTCGGCATACCCTTTGAGCCCTTTGCGTCTCGCTTGCTCAAGCTCCGCTACTAACGGTCTAGTGCTGCTTGAGTTGACTAGAAACTTGGGCACCACGTACTCCCCTTCGTGTACTATGCCCGCTGGCTTAAATCCCGACCCGTCCCGACGGCCAAAGCCCGATCCCGTGAATCCCCCCTGCGCGAATGTTGGGATAGGAGTAGAAGCAATCGCCGCCGCCTGAGCCGCGCCTGTTATTCCTGCGAGCACCGATAGGATAGTGCCAGGTATTCCCCCTGGTGTCGCAAGGAATCCCACGATAGCCGAAGCCGTATTCGTGATAACGTTAAACAGTTGCAAGGCTTTCTGCGTCTCGGCCTGTTCCTTTTGCAGTTGCTTTATTTCCTCCTGCCTTGCTTTCGCCTGTTCTGTCTGCGCTTGGGCTTCGGCGTTCTGTCTCGCTTGTGCTTGTCGCTCTCTTTCAATCAACGCCAAAAGCCTAGACCGCTGGTCTACCCTCGCCGTGAACAGTCTCTGCTCTATAGACTGAGCCCGATCTGCTGACGCATCCGCTTGGCTTTGCGCTTCGTCCGCCAACTCACTCGCCACCTGAGCCTGTTCCTGTAGCCCCTGTATCTGTGCCGCCGCCTGAGCCGCTTGCACCTGAGCTAGCGCCGCGAACGTCTCCCCTAGCCCTTGTGCAATGGCTTGTACATCCTGCACTCGCTGATTAAACTCCTCGAAGTCTTTTTCACTGAATCCAAACAGTTGCCCGATTAGCCCGCCTGGTGTTCTCCCTACTCTCGCCTGTACGACAGCCGACGCACGGTCTAGCGCCGATAGTGCTGCATCCGCTGTAGCGTTAATCGCCTTTACCTGAGTTTCGGATAAATCTTCACCCGATAACTTCAAAGCGCGGTCGGCCTCAATCTGCGCCCGCTTAATGCTCAGCACTTTGAGTTCGGCGGCTAGTCTTACCTGTGCGCTTTGGTCGGTCGCATCCCGTACCGCCTCAAGCTCCTGCACCTGAGCCGTGGTTATTTCTTTTAGCGCCTCAATCTGTTTTGCCGCCTCGGCATCCCGTAAGGCTTGGCGCTCGTTAGCGAACTGTTCCGCTACCGCCGCTCTTTCTTCGGCCAGGACCTTTTCGCCCTTAAGCTCACGCGCCCGAAACTCAGCGTTCGCCGTAGCCTCGTTTAACCGGATGCGCTCAAGCTCGGCGGCTAGATTCTTTGCGTTCCCCAACTGCGCCGCCGCCAACTGGTTGCGGGCCTTCTCTAGTGCCAGTTGCGCGTCTATCTCGGCCTCCCGTCTTTTCTTGGCTTCGTCCGCTAGTCTCTTTTGCTCTGCTGCCTGAGCCTCAAGTAGCCCCGCCCGACGTTGCCCAATCTTTTCGAGTAGGTTCTGTGATTCCGTTTCGAGAGCGATCCGTTGGCGCGTTGCCTCCTGCGCTTTTAACAAGAAAGACTCTTCGCCCTCACGTATCTCTGCCTCACGCTTAAATATCGCCTCGCGCTGTTTCGCTAATTTTAACTCTGTTTCAAAGTTCTTTATTTCCAATTCAGATGCTTTGTCTAGCAAGGCTAGCCGTTCCGCCTCAGACCTGTTACGTTGGCGAGACTGAATGAGTAGTTTGGTTATTTCCTTATTTGCCTCAGCACTTGCAATAGCTTGTAGCCGCTCAGCATCTTCTAGCTTTTGAAACTCTTGTGTCAGCCTGTCCGTCTCTTTTACCGCCGCCACTAGGTCTGTAGTTAAAGACTTGAATGCGCCGCTAAAGTCGCCCTCAAACAGTTGCACCACGGCTTTTACCGCTTGGCTTAGACCTGTTCCGATAATCGCAGAGATGCGCTCAAACAAGTCACGGACGCTATCAAAAGCCGAGAAGCGGTTAAACAATTCGACCGCTAGTTGAATCAGGGCACCAATACCTGTAGCCGCTACCGCTAGTCTTAGTGCGCCAAAGCCCTTGACCGCTGCGCTTACGCCGCCGTCTAATTTCTGAAATGCACTTCTGCTTTCTGACCCTAGCTGAGCCGCACTCCGTCGCGCTGCCGTAAGCTGAGTGTTTAGCTCTCGGTATCCCTTAGACCCGACCGCCGTACTGGCTAGCCGTTGCTCTAGCTCTTTAATCTCAGAGTTAAGCTGCTCGGCCGAGGTAATGGCCTTGTCTACACCGTCAACCCGAAGGGTGAGAATTACTTGCTCTTGTGCCATTATGCTTTCGCTAGTCTGATTTTTGTTAGCCGCTTGCCCGTCGGGTCAAAGCCCTCAATCTCTAACAGTCGGTACACCTGACCCCCAAACGTTACGGGAACGCGCGGCCCTAGCGCCCGAACCGTTGCCGCGTCCACATTGGCGATCACCCGTATCTCTAGCCCCCGCTCTCTCTCTCTTAATTCACGGGCATAAAACTCCGTAAGTAAAGACCGCTCATCTGCAAAGCTCAGCACCCATGCCGCGCCCGTGTCCACGAAGACTGCTTTCGGATAGGTAAAGTTCCCGCTATCCGTTGGGTAGTTCACTCGGTACTTTTTGCCCCCGATGTAAAGACCATCCGAAACAGGTCTAGTGTCTAGCCCCTTCCATTTTAGAATGCGTGGCGTGTAGCTCAGCCTCACCTGTTGGCTTGCATCCCCCAATTCCCCTAGTACCTTATTTAGTTCGTCTAAGGTGTTAAGCGTAGGCAGGTCTAGGGTAGTGCCTTGCGTGGGTAGGACATACCCACGAATGGCAGTTGCCGCGAAGCCCGTTTCTACCGCCGCCGTCTCCCGTAGATTCTCACTCTCGGCTGTGTAGCTCACGTCATATCTGCCTGGTGCGAACAGGGCCTCACCATCCTCCGGTGCAAACGAAAAAGTAGTGGTCTTAGCTAGGGATGGTGGCCGAATTTCTCCGCTGCCCGCTTCTATTTCAATCGCCCCCCCTTGTGGCACCATGTACTTTTCACGGGTGAAGATTCCCACTCGCTTGCGCTGTTCGTCCGTTTCTATGTATAGGTTAAAGAGTCTTACTAGCCACCGGAGGAAGTCGGCTTGGTTCGCATCCGGTAAGACACTTGCTACACTTAGGCAGTCGTTGCCACCACACCCCGTTACGCTCGCCTGTACATTATTCTGGCAGTTTACAAAACTTTGCCGCCCCGCTACCGATTCGTTGTCTGAGGCCATTACGATAAACGGCACTAGGCATTCGCCTTTCTTCAAAGTCACACACCCCGTATCCATTGTGAACGAGGCAACTGCTCTAGGGTCAGTTCCCGTGCCTGGGGCGTTCACCTGCATCGTGCGGCTCGTTACCGCGAATACATCCGTAGAGAGAGTGAGCGCCGCCGCCGTTCGTGCCTCAGCTCGGTAGGGTAGGCCGAGATCGTTGCCGCTCGAAAAGGTATTTGCTAGGTCAAAGGTCAACCCGTCGAAAAAGCCCACAGGCATTTTGCGGATGTAGATTATCGCCCTTGCGGGGGTGGGGCTGGCAAAGGTTGTCGTATCGTAAAACACGTCTATCCAATCCCCCGCGAGCGTCATTCTGTAGCTGCCATCTTCGGGCGCGAATAGGTACGGAACCCGTACATAGTCTAGCACCGATGGCAGCACGTCCGCCCCATTAAAAAACCACTCACGTAAAACATCTTCGGCTCGGTACTGCCCAACCGCTAGCCCTATCGGCGTGTTGAACGGACTAGAAGATGCAAAGAATCCCTCAGCTATTCCCGTCGTTGTGCTGACTGCGTTACGGAAAAATACGCCGCCATTAAGATATGGGAAAGTCCCTAGCGCCGAGTTAAGTCCCTGTGCGTATGCGTTGAACTGCCCTACACCTAATCGGCCCCAGTTCCATATCGGCGGCTGATCTTGAGAATCCGTAAACGGCACTACTAAATCGGCAAAGTTGGGGTCGGTGAAAAAGTCGCCCTCCACGTCATACCCCGCGTCTTCAAACATCGCTTGCAAAACAGGACGCACATACGCCGCTGGCCGTACCTCAAGCGCATCAATCGGCCACGCTGACCTGTTGTCCAATATCGCCCCGTCGATCACCCCAGCACTTGCGGCGATTGTCGTTACCCCGTTAATCGGGTTCGTGTTCGTATTGGCAGGGTCGGCGGGGAAGTTACCATAACTCACCAAAGGGAACTGCACCCCGAATCCATCCGCTTCGTCTGTCTGCCACAAGTCCCACAGGGTTACACCGTCCCCTTGGTTTGCCGTCGCCGAATAGTCTATACACGGTAGGCTCTCTATTTCGCGTAGGCTTCGCGCTGCGAATACCTGAGCCCAAGTGATGTTATCCCCCACCACCCCGCATTCGACCGCCGTAGGGGTGATTCTATTGATCAATAGGGTGCCCCTTAGAACCTGCACCCCTTCTACTAAAATCCTCACCTGCACTTCACCCAATCGGGCGAACGCCGCTGACTGCTGCACGTCTTCTACATTCCCTAGCAGCGCCATGTTATTCAGCGTCCGTGGCAGCTTGAGGGATATGGCTCTGTCGCCCGCAGGGCTCGCTAGCTCGTCGGGGTCAAAGGCTCGCTTGAAAATAAGCGGCGGCTCTTGGTTCGCACCTAAGTCCGCAAGCCCGTCATTTAGGTACACTTCGACACTCACCGGAGCACCCCTTCCTCATACCCGTACTCTACGGTTAGTGAAAGGTTAAACAGATTCGCCTCAGTGTCCCGCGCCCAGTCTTGGTCAACTATAGAGCAAGCGCGCCATACATCTTGCGGCCCCGCGATTCCGTCAACGGTATCCGCTAGGTAGACCTCTTTTGCCAGCAATAGACTTAGCAGCCATTCGTGGTGAGCCGTGTCCACTAGCCCACTGTTAAGCCCTAGTCTACGCCGTGCTGTAGTAACAAGCCGCCCCGATTCCGCTACACCTATCCGGTCGGGCGGGTCTACCGTTGCGTAATACCCCGCTGAGGCTTGGGGGAGTGTCGCCCGCCCGAACTCTACGCGGTCTAGGTCTATCGCCTCTTCGCGTGATCCGTCAAAGGTGAACAGGTCAAAAGTTCCGTATCTGTTCCTCCAAAGTAACGTGTTGAACCTGCGCCCGTCTCGGCTTGCGTCTTTCTGTAGCGTAAATGACACTTGATTCACACTCGCTACGCTAATCGTTGCCGTGCATCGTAACCACTCCCCTACTAACTGATTGTACGGCGAGCCGCTTTCACTTAGCTCCAATTCGTAGAGCCCCGAAGCCGTGATACTCCCCAGCGCACGGGTAACGGCTTGTATCGTGCCGTCTGCCATGATGAACGTAAAGAGCGCACTAACGAGCTGGGCTGTGGAGGTCTGTACGGCCAGCCAAAAGTACACTGGCATATTTACCCCGTCCGCTCGCACGATTCTGTTTTGCGGCCATTCGTGCCACACACTTCGCGGCGTGTCGGCCCAGCGGTCTAAATTGTTACCTGGGTCTATCGCTAACGGAACCGCGTGAGGCGCTGCCCACCTTACCCCGTAGTCCACTAGGCTTCTAACCTGTGCCGCCGTTGCGCTTGCGCTCGCCCGATAGGATTCCCCGCACTTCAATCGGTAGCCGACAAAGCCGCCGATCTGCTGTAGTGTGGATGTATAAGGTCTCACCGGAGTAGGGATGCTGACTAGCGGCTGTAGATACCGAGCAATGTCCACTCGGTAGCCTTCGCTAGACCCTACATAGGGAAGTTCAAAGGTGCCCAATAGTTTGTTGTGTGCCCCCGTGTCAGGTTGGCCCCACGGTACGTCTGCCCTCCAAAGTTCCACATAGGCCCGCCAATCTATCTGCTGCTGGGCGTTGTCTGCATCCGTCCCGTTGGTTATCGTTATGAGCGTGTTAAAGGTCGGGCTGCTGACGAAGGTGCCTTTGATAGTGGAACCCGCCACTAGGTTCAGCGCACTACCGGAACGACGGCCCAAAACCACTACATCGCCGCTGCCTGCTGACACCACCACCTCTCTAACTTCTACACTGTCTATCCATACCGCAGGGCTACTGCCACGCCCGTCAACGATGAATGTTATCTGAGTCCCTGCTGAGACTTGGTTGAACTCATATTCTACTCTACTCCACGCATTGTTCGCAGGCACTTGTGAAATAAAATTTGCAGGCGCAGATAACGGCCCCGCACCGAGTACCGAAAAGGTAAGGCCCCCGCTAGTGTATTCTCCACGGTTGTCAGTACGCGCCCAAAACACCACCCTGTAGCGCCGCCCTGCATCTAAAGGCACGTCTGCGTTAGTCGTTACCCCAACACTGGGCACCGATGCACTTAGGCGATATGACCACGTTCCCGCCTGAGCTTGGGCGTTCGTTCGACCCGACCCCGACGCAGGCGCAGACCACCCCGTAGCGTTCGCCTCAAAGGTCCCGTTATCGCCCGAAGCCATTAGGTTGACCGGAGTAACCGCCGCCGCCAAACCAGAGAACGCTTGGTAGTCAGGTGCCAGAGTAAGGCTACCGTTAATCGCCGCCGCTAACGTCTGCGCTGCATTGCTCGTGCTAAATTCATCCGCCGCCGAAGGTGTAGCCCGTGCCGTGAATGCTCGCCCCGCGACCGTAACCGTATCCCCCGCGTTGACCGTGGTAGGGATAGGGAGCTGAGCACGAAACGTCGCCGCTGTAGCTCGCCGCCCGAACTGCCACCCGTGAAATAACGGAGAGCCGCACGGGTCTAGCGACTGCTCGACTTGGTTCCCGTTGAATAGCCCCGCCTTCGTGTAGGGGATTAGGTTATGTTCTAGGCTCATTTAGGTAGGTCTTTTACTATGTCCTTGCCCAGCTCTACCGCTACTAATCCCGCGAGCGTCTGAGCGTTTGCGCTGATTGAGATTAGGCCCGCGTCCGTTAGTGCCGCCCGAACGAAAGGGCGAGGCTTGATACCTCTCTTTACTATGTTTTTACGGATACCCCATACCGCTTTGTTTTCCTCGCCAGGCGCTATGCCTTGCCTGCGCATCCAGTCTATTAGCGGAGCAGTAGGTGGTAGTTTGCCGCCTGGGTTCCTGCCTCGCTCAATCCAGTTAATAGAATCGGGGCCGACTATCGTGCCCTTTAGATTGTCTCTGTCTAGGGTAGCCCGTATCTTAGTCTGAGCCGTATTCTTTGGGTTCAACGATTCAGCGGGCGCGTTGGGCGAAGCGGGGCCGATCTGCTGTGAGGCAGACACAAGCTCCACCACGCCCTTGTCTAGCGCGTCTTGGATAAAGTCGGCTACGACTTTTTCAAGCATTAGGCTTCGGTGAAAGCGAGAATAGACTCACTGTTCTCCGTGTCCTCCGTGCGCTCTACATCCGTAGGCGCGGGCTTGTCTACGGACGGCTCGTGAACCGTGCGCAGAATGTCTGAGGGCAGGGCGGTCAAAATGTTGGGCAGGTACCCAACGGGGATGCGAACGGTACCGCCATCATCTTCCGTGGTGCCCTGGGCACTTTCGGCGTTGATGATTTGGCCGTTGGGATGCTCTTCGGTAGGGATTCCGTCCCGAATAAGCACTTGGATTGAAACTGACTTGGGCATAAGAAAAAGAAAAAAGGTGAGAGTTACGCGAACGAGCCGCCGCCGGATACATCGTCTAAGGTTATCGCCGCATTGTTTGTAAGGCCCTTGCCAGCGGTCACGGCGATAAAAATGCCGGTGCTGAATCCCACGCCTGCGTCGGGTATTGGGTAGGTTATGCCTGTGCTAAGGGGGGGAATCTCAATATCCAAAGTCGCCGCCGTGGTGCCCATTGTGACAGAGGTGGCGTTGAACACCTTGAGCCACCGAGAGGCCGCGTTGCTGTTTCGGAAATAGAGAGAAAATAGCCGCCCCGAAGCCCCCTTAATAGACTGCCCTATTGGAGTTGCGGGGGAGTTGATGTTGAACGGAGTGGCCGCGCCCGTAGCGTTTGCCCTAACCTGTACCCCTACGTCGCCCGCTAGCGCACTACCTGCGACTAGGGCGGGCAGCGCCGAAAGGGCAACCGTGCCCGTTGTCTCCGTCTGTTGGCGAGCCGCTGGTTCCGATTGCACGATAGATACGGGCTGCACCGCGTAGTCGCTTACGCTCATTATGCCAAGCGTCCACGTCGTGGCCGTAGGAGCAGATGTACCGTTTAGCGAGCGTATCTGTAGATACATCTCCGTATCCTCATCTGGCAAGTTGGCTATCCTATCCCCACGAAGCGTAGAGATACCCGTGGCTAAAGATGTAATAAGTCGGTCGGAAAGATTAAGCCGCACCCCCGCCAAAAAGTTGGACTCAATCTGGTGCGCCGTCGTGGTGGTGTTTACCGTAATATCTTCCGCCGTCTGATACCCGTTCCGTCGGGTACGCATCGAGATAACCGTAGTGGTGGTACCTGTGTACCTAAACTCTATAGCGTTGCGCCCAAACAGCGAGCACGTGCCTGAGCCCGACGCGGGCCACCCCGCTACCGTGAGCGTTACCGTAAGCCCCGACACGCTAGCGATAGTGGCAAGCAAGGGGATACCCGCCGCCCCCGTTATCTGGCCGATGTGGAGCTGCTGGCCGACGTTAGGCGCTGCAAACGGGTTAACGCTTGGGAACGTAACCGTAACAGACGTGGCAGAGTTAATCGTGTAGCTCAGCCCATCACCTACCAAATCGACAAGCTCTACAATGCAGTTGTTGTTGGCGTTCCGCTGGGTGAGGGTAGAGATAAACCGGAGGATGTGTGACCCGCTAAAGGGCCGCACCGAACGGATAATGGTCTCGCTGTTCGTTGTGGTACCACAGGTAATTAGCAGGTTGCCGCCCGTCTGGTTTACGGTCATCCCCGCGCCCGTCTGCCTGAGCCCCCAATAGAATGGGTCAACGGCGTTAGTATACGCGCCC